CACGAACAACCCTCAATCATTTTTCTAATTCCGTCTGCATGTTCAGCACCAGACCCCGACGAATAATAACTGTCGATAACCCAAAGGTCGTCGTCAGAATCTACCGCAACTAAAACACCTGCTGTTGGATTAGATTCCCCATAGTCCAATGCAATGAACAAGTTCCAATTCTCAGGAACATCAAAAGGATCTACCAAGATATCGTTACGCGAACAAGATAAAAACGCCCCCAGACTTACATCCCAATCACCGTCGAGATATGCACGAGTCAACTCAGGATCTCCCATTGCCATTAGTCGCTTCGGATAGTCTGGGTCAGAATCAAGAAGTATTTTATTATCGGAAACTTTTGAAGGAATAAAACATCGAACCATTCCCGAAGCCTTATCTTTTAACGGAACACCGCCCTGCGGATATTTGTCGATTCCAAAATATCTCTTCACCTCACCATGACATTGACCGCCAGGGTTCCCGCTTGCTCTAATTCTTTTATGTTTTGCTTTCCCACGTAACCTCGACTTCATCATGTTGTAAGGCCGTAATGAACTCCAAGTGGGGAGCTCGTCCCACCCAATCCAACTAAACTGGCTCCCCAAATAACGGATGAAATCATTATCAGTATCCATGTAACGCAAAAGCAATTCACTACCCGATTGAAACTTCCAAGTTTTTACACCAACTTTAAATTCACCGCCAAGATAAGGATATATCTGTAGGCTTCTCCTTATTATCTCGTCAAGATCTGTACTGTGCCTCCTGAATAATATCCCAACCCAATTTTCTTTCTGCCATAAATCTTGAGCAAAGTCTCCTAATAAGAAATCGCTCTTCCCGCCTCCCGCAGCTCCTCCGAAAAATAACTCGTCAATACATTCACCCGCCATTATAGCCGACGCTTGATTCGGAACTTGTGGCGACCAAACATGTTGCGTCTCACTCATCGTCAATCAATTCACGCATTCTGTTTTTTGTTGAAACCCAATCTTCAATGTTTGTCGCTCTTGGTGGAGTATCAATGGATTGTATCTTTATTGCATCACCATTTGCACCAGTAGTTTCCTGACGCTCGACATAACCTCGACCCTTGCCCATCGTTCGTAAGTAAAACATAATTGCACTTGCATGTTCATTCCTCACCAAATTATGAAGAGCATTCTCAGCAATGTCTACCATCTCTTCTCGACACTCATCAACAACCGCTTGCATTTCGTAACGCTTCACCGCATCGTAAACAGCTTGACGACTAACTTTTAAACGTCGTGCAACTTGAGTAAAATTTGCATCAAGATCTCTCAATGCTTTCTCAAGATTTGTTTTTGTAATTTTATTGTTGATGATATTTTCTCCTAATGTCAAGTTCGTCAACTGCTCAACATTACAAAAATAGGATTACGATCACTCACATGCAACCCGCCAATTTTAAAATCAAAATACTCAACCGCTTCATCATAACTCATTCCATCGCGATTAATCAATAGATTTATAATCTTCTTGTAATCATACGCAACAACAACATCTCTTCCAAATGTTGAAGCACTGCCTATTATGGCCTCGTCAAATCCTTCAAGCAAAACAGCACCCTCAACTTGTTGAATAAATGATTCAGAAATCATATCAATACGTCCAGACCCACGGTCTTGGAAATCCTTCACCCTCAGTCATTGTGTCAAGATGAATAAAACGTGAATCCATGCCGCCCGTCTGTTTTAATCCAATGCCAGTAAACCCAAACTCACTACAACTCATCAAAAGTTCCCAAGCCTTTGCTCCTGATATTTTTATATCGACTGCCTTGCCAGTTGTATGAGCACCTACCTTTTTTTTCTTAGCTTCTACTGGATGAGTCTCCGAACGATAGCCAGAAGTAATTATTAATGGGAACCCCAGTAATGTTCGCAACGCTTGCAACCGATCAAGAAAATCTTTGTCAACAACGCACCTACCCGAATGACTGCAAGCCCACTCATCAAAACTAATATTAGGGTAACGACTTTTAGGCCAGGCAGATTTTAATTTATATTCGATCAATGACATCCTCCGTTTTATTTTACTAATATAAATTTATCAATATCAAAAAGCAAGGTGACCAGTAAGACCAGTAAAAGACCAGTATTTTTTTCTTTACTGGTCTACTTTAAGTTTTTATTTTTTATACTACTTATCTTTTTACTCCATAGTAGACCAGTAAAAGTGTACGCTATGTATAGAAATGTGTTTTTTCTTCATTAATAAAACTTATACAAATTTACCTTTTTACTTGACCACTTTTTTACAACGACTTGTTTTTTAAAATAGTTAAGGGTGACCACTAAAGGTAAAAATACTGGTCGCAAGTCTTTTTACTGGTCTATGTGTTTGGGAAAAAAAGTGTCCCCCGCATAACCGAGGAGCAATGCGAGGGACGAGGAGGTATCATGTCTTGTTGAGAGAAATGATAACCTAAGATAGTTAATTATAAAATATTATGCAACTCGTTATCTCTCCACCAATCTATGATTGATGTTACGTTTGTATCTTCGCTAAGTTCGATCTGCTCCAACGATTCCGAATTATAAAATGCACCAGAAATATTCTGGCGTAAAATTATTTTGTTCGATTCCCGTTTTAAATCTGGGCTAATAATTATATCAGTCACATTGCCAGAATAAATATTTCTCTGTCTTCCGTTCGACAACTCTACCAATAATTGTTTACTCATTGGGTAATGAATATAACTATTTAACCACTAAGATTCAAGGCTATATTTATAGTTCATTTTGCACTTGACAAAACAGGGAAAATATATTATAGAAACTCGGTTTTGCAGGTATAATTATTTTATAAATAACATTGCAAAACCCTTGACAGTATTAAGAATATTTCGTATTATATATATAGTTGAGAGAGAGAAACCTAAAACGAACCGAGGAGATTCAAAATGAGCATCTTCAAAAAATTAAACACCGACGGAATGACCAAGAGCCAGATAGCATATATCAAAGATATTAAAGAGGATGTTCAAGCGAAGCTAAAGACGATCCTGATGCAAAAAGACGCTGTTCAACATCTGTGGGAAATTTTAGAGAAAGCGACTAAAAAGAACAAAGAAATAACTAAAGAGAACGAAGACTTAAAAAACAGATTGAATCAGTTGCAAGAGGATTTTGAATGGTCGCAGAAACGGATTGATTCTCAAAAAAGACGAATCGAACGTTTAAAAAAAGGTGAAGACCGTAATCAAGAATTTCGCACAGACTACTAACAAATAAAACGGGAGGGAGGAACCGCTCCTCTCTCCCAACATTTAACCGAGGGGAACTAAAATGTTAGAAATAGAAACCGATATAAAAATAACGATTACCGCAACTGGGACAGAAGCGGGAGAAAACATATCACCAGATTTTTACTCTCCAGGTGAGAGTGTGTATGCCGATAACATAAAAGTTTTTTTTGGAAAAATTGATATCACATCAGAAATATATCCTCACGACATGGCTACAATCGAGGATTTGTTAGGAGATGAAATAGAATGAAATATAATTCAAACTGGCTTTCTGAAAAAATTTGTGAGGAGATTTTTCAATTCGCTTTAACCACTCCTCACGTAACGCTAAAGAAAATGTTTCTCAAGTTTTTTTCTGACCCAAGTTTTGTTGGTCGCTACAATCACGAAACGGAAGAATTAAAATATTTCTTCCGACAAAATATTGAAGAGTTTTATCTTCGGGGAATGAGCTTAACCAAACTGTCTCAATTAACGAGAGTCTCAAGATATCAACTTTCCAAATTAGTTATGGCGCGAGGATTACCAAGACCACGAAGATTTTCTGATCGAAGAAAAGCCGTTATCAATTTGCTGATGGAGAGAAGACACTCACAGGCATCTATTGCAAATGCTGTTGGTGTGAGTAGACAACGAGTTCACCAAATAAAATCGTCCTACCAAAAAGCCATTGACCAATTAGAGGGGAACCGAACCTACAAAGAGAATTCCAAATGAAAATGACAAAACGTTTTGACGAGCCAAACAAATCTAACCAGTTTATCAAAGATGTTTTGATTTTTATTTTTCTATTTTTTTCAATAACAATCTTACCGCCATTGATTGAGCTACTGGTTTTTGGGAGCAGTGATTATTACTAATTTTACACTTGACAGCTATAGAGAAATATACTATAGAAGACGGGATGACGATCTAAAATAACATTGTGAAGCACTTGACATTATTAAGAATATTTCGTAGTTTATATATAGTTGAGAGAGAGAAACCCAAACCGAACCGAGGACACGATGGAAAAACAAATCGTTAGAACTGAAAGCGGATGCACCGCATACATTAAACTTGAAAAAACCAATTTTGAGTTTAAATGCACATGGGCAGGAAATTTAGAAGCTGAATCCTACGGACTCCCAAAACTAAAATTTGTTTGTGTCGCTCGTGTAAAAAACGCTATTGCTCATCCCCCAAAAGCATGGTATGAAGTTGAAATAGATGAGCCTAACACACAAACTGACATAGCTGTTGACCCAGGAGATTATTATTTCTGGGATACGTTTGACTACGATGAATGGTTAGATTCCGAATTGGAAAGAAGATTAAGATATAAGTTGGAAGACAAAACTGAAACCGAGGAGAATTAACATGACCGACTTCACCGAAAAACTCACAAAGAAACTCAAAGACGAAACCAACAGTGGCGAATGGTTCGACAACCACGTTAGCGTTATAAAGGTAGACTTCAGCGAGGACGTTGTCAGTTACCACAACGCATTAGCCGAAGACGAAGCCACGACTGCTGTAAACTCGCCAAATATTCGTAATAATGCGTGTGTTCCCATTGGAGTTGACCAATGGCAAGCGAAGAATAAAAGAGGTATGAGCAATTAAACTGGTCAATCTAATCGTGTAAGGATATATTTGCACAGCTATCTATGTAAGTAAAAATGGTTGTACAAAGCACGACAAAAGGAGCTTAGATGTTCAACGTATTAGACTTATTTTCTGGTGCAGGGGGGTTCTCGTTAGGGTTTCAATTGACAGGTCACTTCAAAATCATCGGCGCATTTGATAATTGGAAACCTGCCTGCGATACTTTTGCATATAATCATCCCGACATAGTTAAAGATAAAATCGTATGCGAGAATTTAGACCAGATATTTGATCCAACATGGGAAAATGAAGTACGATCAATATTCGGCGATGAGAGAATAGATGTAATTATTGGTGGCCCCCCATGTCAGGGGATGAGTCTAGCGGGGAAAAGACTCTCCAATGATCCCAGAAATCAATTGTTCAAAAGTTTTGTTAAGATGATTGAGGTCTTCAAACCGCGAGTCTTCGTAATGGAGAATGTGCCAGGATTGCTGTCGGCTGAACATGGAAAGGTCAACAGAGCTATAATAAAATCATTTCATTCAATAGGCTATAATCACTTTGAAGATCATATGCCAGTTGTATTAAAAGCTGAACAATTAGGAGTTCCTCAAATTCGAAGAAGACTTTTTTTTGTTGGATTTTCCAGTGAAGTCCGTGGAGAGGCTTTTAAGTGGCCTCCTAAACCAACACATATATCTCACGAGATATCGAAGACTAGATCAGATAGCATTGATATGTTTTCAGAAGATTCTTCTGCGCCGATAACTGTTGAAGAAGCTATATCAGATCTTCCAGTGTTGAAGAGTGGGGAAGGAAGTGACGAAATGGAATATCCAGATTGTCCTAATTCTGTTTTGTCTGAATATCAGAAATTAATGCGTGACTGGAGTTTGTGTCCTGATAAAAGTCGTAAAAGATTAGTGTATAATCATGAAGCCCCAAACCATACACCTAAACTGATAAAGATGATAAAGGAAGCTGAAAATGGGAAAAGTGTCGACCCAAAATACTCAGACTCTAAGAAATGGGATCCTAAGCTTCCGAGTTTTACTGTTAAGGCATTAGGAGCGGGTGGGGGAAGTACTAATAGGCGAGCCTTCCACTACAATCCACTCACTCCGCGAGGCTCAACTGTAAGAGAAAACTCAAGGATCCAATCGTTCCCTGACTGGTATCGTTTTATAGGCCCCAAAACACACCAGATGACTCAAGTTGGCAATGCAGTTCCTCCGCTTCTTGCGAAAGCGATTGCGGAACAGATAGCGCAACAACTGGACGACAATCCAAATATTGAGCTTGCATCGGTAGGATCTACACCTGACGAATACATAAATCATATGATATCAGAATTAACCGAGGAGAAATAACATGACACATTTGGAGATGACAGTTAAGTTTGCATCAGCGATGGTCAGCAATATCAATCCACAATCCATCGCAAAAAATTACGACTATATGTATACGGTTATAAAAGTAGCGAACGACTTTGCAACCGAAACATGGAGACAAGAACAAAATCGTAGGTGCCTTGACCAAGATCAAATTAATAAAAACAAGGATAATTAAAATGGAAACGGAATACAAAGCAGATCAATTTGACAACGAACAAAAACGTGCAATACGCTCAAGCATCCACTGGTTGTCAGCAGTAGAGGTTATGCGAGTACTACATGAAAAGAAAATGGGAACCGAGGTATTACAGGAATACAATACGATTGGATTATTAGAAAAAGACGTTATAGATGGATTGGTTAAACTTATAAAACGAAACATTGAAAACCGTCCAATACAGTTTGACGAATTGAAAATTCACTCTGTCGATATAAGTTTGGAAATTCAAGAGGGAGTTTACGAAGCATTAAACACCGAGGAGGTGACGGTATGAAGGAAAAAAACATAATTGAGGAAAGACTTGAAATTGAGGATATTTTACACAAAGCAAAAAAAAGAGCATCTCTTTCTGCCAACGTAACGAGCATTGCAGAATTAATTGGTGATCTTAAAAAAACAATTCCGACAGCCGTCAATGATGACTACAAAACTTTTTACGAAAAATATTTTCAACTAATCACTGATAGGACAAACCAAATCGCACAACGTATCGACGAGATAGATTAAATTATTGGGCGGTGCAATCGTAGAGTTGCTTGGGGGAAGACTCTCAACTTTGCGTAGGATTAGGGGAGCCAGAAAACGTCTGGTAAATCCGAGCACCGTCCATCATTAACCGAGGAAACTAAAATGAATAGAATAGAAATGTTAAAAGCAACTGCCGACATAATGGATCAAGCAAGCCAAATAAAACAAGAATTAACAGAGAAAGACCAGAAAAGAAAAAAACCTGCGTTAGTCAATGAAAAGGTAATAGAAGACATTGTAGTCCTGAGTGAGATAATAAAATTCACTTCAGAGAATTTACGAAACGGATTAATTGAACACTGGTATGTAAAAGATTAACGTGAACAAATCGTCAAAGACAAACGTCAAGGACAGCTAAAAAATGATACAAATAAAAATCGGTAACTGCCGAAAGTTACTGAAAGAAATACCGAGGAAGTCAATTCAATCTACTATAACATCGCCTCCGTATTACGGATTGAGAGACTACGGAACCGCATCGTGGATTGGTGGAGATCCGAATTGTCCACACAAAAGATTGAACAAACAAACGGACGCAAATATAACTGGACACGGTGACATGAATGATGTTGGTAGTGTAGTAGGTGACGCTATCTACAAATCAGTTTGTCCATTATGCGGAGCAGTGCGAGAAGACGAGCAAATAGGATTAGAGGAAACGCCAGAGGAATATGTTGCAAATCTTGTAGAGGTATTTCGTGAGGTGCGAGAAACGTTAGCCGACGACGGGACACTCTGGTTAAATCTTGGAGACACATATTGTGGAGCAAGTGCGATTCCTGGAATTAAAGAAAAAGATTTGATCGGCATACCGTGGATGGTAGCCTTTGCGTTACGCAACGACGGATGGTATCTCCGACAAGATATTATTTGGCATAAGCCAAACCCTATGCCAGAAGCAGTTAGGGATCGTTGCACTAAATCGCACGAGTATATATTTCTGTTGAGTAAAAATAGGAATTATTATTATGATAACGAGGCAATTAAGGAGCAGGCAACTGATTGGGGAACACGGGATCGAACTAATGGCAAATACCATAACGAGGGAAGTGGGTTATCGCCACATACGGGATTAACAAAATCTTATGCAACAAGAAACAAACGATCCGTCTGGAAGGTTAACCCTGCAAATTTAAAAGACGCACATTTCGCTACCTTCCCTGAGAAACTTATACTACCAATGGTTTTGGCTTCAACAAAACCTAACGATACAATATTAGATCCATTTGCGGGATCAGGGACAACTGGATTAGTAGCAGGGAAACACAACCGAGACGCGATACTCATCGAACTCAACCCTGACTACAAAAAGATTATCGACAAACGATTAGAGGGAGATTTATTTTTCACTGCCGAAACGGAGGGGAAATAGAAACGGCTAACGAGCAACAAATAAAACATTTAACAATAACAGTCAACGACATATGTCAACGACAGAAAGAAAATCAAAATGGGATTTTTAGACTTAAACACAACGCAACAATTCTTACCACGTTTCGACCTTGATTTACGAGCAGGTAGGTTTTTTGCGGTCGAGAGGACGCAGGGTGCGGATGGAGAATGGACTTCAGAAAAAATTGAAGTTGAGTCTCCATCTTTTGCCGTAGATATTGGCAACACTGCTATCGGCTACACCGCATTTATCGACAACCGTCCCGATAGCATTATGCACCATCAGGAGGACGGAATGCCCGCTCAACCCTCACCCGAACACAAACCAGGATTCGAGGTTACCGTCAAATTGATTGGTGGAGACTTCGACGGATCGGTTCGTAAATTCGGCAAGCAGGGACTAACGATTGGTCGAGCTTTCGACGAATTAGTTGATGCTTGGCAAGCACACAAAAACTCTCAAGACAAGACGAAAGTTCCTGTCGTTACCGTCACGGGATCTATCCCGATTAAGGCAGGGAAATCCACAAACTACGCTCCGAAATGGGGGATCGCAAAATGGATTGCCCGTCCAGAGGAGTTTGACCAGTGGATACCTGAACGTATCGACCCTGTAGCAGAGCAAGCCAAACAGGATGTCGTTGATGGTATTGACGGAGAAGAATTGCCGTTTTAATCACTTTCTCTAAACTCTAAAAATTGTTATATTCGACGACCCGTATAATTAACTACGGGCGTTGAATATGACAAAACAAACATTAACGCTACAAGGTGAGTTGCCCGCAATTAATGAGATCATTGCAGCCTCCAAATCTCATTACTCAAAATATGCACGAGTAAAACGAGCAAACACAAACTTAGTAGCGTTAGAGTGTAGAGTCCAAGAATTAAAACCAATAGACAAACCCGTATCAATTTTATTTGCACACTATCGTAAGTCTAAACGCAAAGATCCCGACAACGTTGCGGGAGGTGCTCAGAAAATGATATTGGATGGTCTCGTTACAGCGGGAGTGTTACCCGACGACACAATGAAATATATAAAATCGTTACACCATACATTTATAATTGATACGATCAAACCGAGGATAGAGGTTGTAATCTATGTTGACGACATCTGATAAATCAAATCCGAGATTAACCTCTGCGATAAAATATGCGGAGATGGGATGGTATGTTTTTCCAATTCATTTTGTTACGACTAAAAACGAATGTAGTTGTGGACATAGCAACTGCAACAGCGTAGGCAAGCACCCAATCTCTTTGAGCGGATTAAACGACGCAACAACCGACATCGAAAAAATTACTCAGTGGTGGAGAAAACAACCCTACGCCAACGTCGGTATCCGAACTGGAGAGATTAGCGGGATAGATGTTATAGACATCGACGAGAGATCGGGAGGAAAGGAAACATGGTCTGACCTTGAGCGTGAGTATGGTCCTATTGACTCAACGCCAATGGCTACAACTGGTGGAGGCGGGACACACATATATATTGAATACACTGGTAAACTGCATTCGCAAAATGAAACGCTACAGGGAGTTGACGTTAAATCTGACGGTGGATATGTATTAGCGGAACCGTCGAACCATGTTATGGGATCGTACGAATGGGAGTTGATTCTGGAACCGTTCGACA